TCAGTCCACAGGCTTTGTTTGATCCGGCTGAGGCCAACGTACGCACCGTTTTGGAGCGCAACAAGTTGTTGGTCTATGATTTCAAGGTAGATAGAGGAGATGACCCCAACAACATACCAGTCACGGCTATTGCAGTTTCCGGTGATAAGGTGCTTATCAACAAGCACTTTGCCCGCGAGTTTCGCAATGTGGATGGATATGTCACGTTTGTTCATGCTCCTAGACCTTCAGTGGGAGAAGAAGCGCAGCGAGTCTTTGTGCCAAGGCCCGAGTTCAACAGGATGATTAGTGAGGGATATAGCATAGCTCATGACCTAGTGATTATCACACTTCCAGGCTTTCAGAGGTTTAAGGACATCACTGGCCATTTTGTGTCACAGAAGGAGGTCGATCAGTACATCTCAGGATTGCATGGCATTCAGCAGCCTAAGAATGCATACCTGCACATGATTTGCCCCACAGGCTATCGTCATTGCCAGCAGGTCAGGTTCACGTATATGCCACACCTAGTCGCCGGTGCTGAGGGCAAGGTTACAGACATTGTCTGTTATGATCACCCTACGAGAGCTGGGGATTGTGGTTCTTTGTTGACATTTACGGGCAACTCTGCCATAGCTGGCAAGGTTGTTTCTGTCCATTGCTACGGTAACAACAACAACCGTGGCTATGGTCACGTCGCGTACAGGGATCGGATTTTGGAGGCCATTAAGGATGCACCTTCTGATGGTCTTTCAGATTTGGCCTACGTTGATAAGGACATCGTTACCCAGGGTCAGGACTTCTTCCATATAGCCACTACTAGTAAGCCTGTAGGCAGTTCTGGCGCCTCCAAGTTGGTTAAGACAGCTTTGCACGACACGTACGTCAAGTGCGAGACTACACCAGCTAGGTTGCGCGGGGATGATGTTTGGGCTAACGCCATGTCTTCATACTGTGGTGATACTGTGATCCTAGACAGCAACATCTTGGAGTCATGTGTGGCCGTCGTAGGTGCCCGTTTGATAGCGAGACGTGGACCACAGAGAGAATTTCCATTGCGTACTTTTGAAGAGAGTGTTCTTGGTTGCTGCGACACACCAAATGTCGCCGCTATACCGAGAAACACTAGTGCAGGATGGCCTTTGGCCCAAGAAGGACATCAGGGCAAGCGCACCATTTTTGGTGATGACTGTGTCTTTGATTTGACCTCTCCTGCCGCTGATCTCGTGCGCAATGAGTTTGAACGTGTTTCGCGCCTTGCCAATGAAGGGGTTAGGAGTGCTCACTTTTACTCTGACTTTCTTAAGGACGAGGTCAGACCGTTTGCCAAGGTCAAAGCGGGAAAGACCAGGCTCGTCTCAGGCAGCCCACTGGTGTACTCACTGT